TTTTAACGCCTCTGCTTTTCCCTCCGGATTTAAAATATTGTAGAATTCACATATTCTTTCAAACGTTTCATCGATGGATATGTCGGTATCTGGATCATCCCACCCCATAAGTTCTTGCGGAGTAATTTTTAATGCCTTTGCAAACTCACGGATTTTTGACTCTGCCAGATCGACTTCACCCTTTTCGATTTTGGCGATGGAAGATCTATCCTTATACCCAGTTAGTTCTGCGAGACGATCCTGAGACATCTTTAACTCCAAACGTCGAGCTTTAATATTCTTATATAGAGCAAGCATGGCTGCACTCCTTCCTTAAGTTGTTGTAAGCCTATAATAGCACTTTGTGTAAAATAATTCAACAAAATTATTAAAAACTGTTGACACAAATTCACACTGGTGATATAGTGAATTTAGTTCACGAAAAGGAGATGATTAAAAAGTGGCAAATGTGGAACTGCTTAAAAAGAAAATAAGTGATTCTGGGATGACTGTGTCTGCGATAGCTGATAAATCCGGCATTTTGAGAGAGACATTGTATAACAGGATGAAATCCGGCAATTTTTATGCTTCAGAAATTGTGGCATTAACCAATGTGCTTCGTCTTACCAGAAAAGAAAGAGATGATATTTTTTTGCCTTAATACGTGAATATAATTCACTATACGGATAGGGAAGGAGGCAGCAGGGGTGAAGGACCCACATAAGCTTAAAATCGTGGCTTCTGATAAATCATCATTCGAGATCTGGTTGGATGATAAACAGATCCACCATGTAAAAGAATATGAACTGAAGAAAGTGGAAAAAGGAAATCTGGTGGAATTAACTCTGAAATTGTTGGTCAAATATCCTAACCAAGAAAGTAATCAGTAGCAGCACGCTTTGCAAGTTCCATAAGAATAGAGAGTGAAGCATCAGTGGCTTTTGATTTTACTTTATTCCATAAGGACTTAGCCCGGATATTAGCCAGAAATTCATGTCCAAGAGGTGTGAGATCACCAATTAAAACTGTAGCACCTCCGTCGTAGTAATGGACATTTTCAATGAGACCGGATACACTGGCCTGTTTTATGTGATAAACAATTTCCTCATGGGAAAACTCAGCAAGATATTCTGACTCAAAAGTATCTCGATCATACTCCCACGGAGTATCAAAATTACATTTTTCTTCTACGGTCAGAAGGATTCCGCGAATACAGTCGGGGTTAAGTTTCATAGCGTATCTCCTTAAAGTGTGACAAGTTATTGAAATTATTATAGGAGAAAACAAAACGTAATACAACAGAATATTCAGGAAGGAGACAGCAGAAATGGAGAGAATCGACAGATTATATGCTCTGCTGGAGCGTGATGACATTGACGAGGACACCAAGGCGGCGCTGCGGTGGGCAATATTCGAACTGGAGAGGAAGTGAAAAGGATGCCGAAATCCAATTTCTTGAAAACAGAATCTGTGAGAATGAAATATGAAGCCAGGGCGCAGGCAGGCATCAGACGGTACATGTCACTGCGCCGGATCACGGACGATAAGATCGCGGCAAAGCAGAATGTGCAGGCAAGGACGATTCAAAACCGCATAAAGGATCCCGGATCTATGCAGTTAAGAGACCTGTGGGATCTGGCGGAGATCTTAGATGCTCCGGTGGGAGAACTGGCCGGCGGAGATCTGCCGGAGGAAATGATGGCAAAGTTGATGCAAATGAAATTTGACTAAAGATTTTGTGCCGTGCCCTGTACGTGGTGTATTCCCAACACCACACTCCCCTTTTACACTTTTAGCGTGTGTGTCCAGGCTTCCACACCTGGGCACCACGTAGAGGGCATGGACAAACATAGATCACGCTTTGCGCGTGGTGTCTTATGACAGCACCACGTCCCCCGTAGACATGTCGCTCCTGCTATGGCGACATGGAACCTCTTTCGGTGTCCGGTAGATCAGCGCCGGGCACCACGCGGAGAGCGTGATCGGAAAGGGATAAACATGGAAATGATTAAGTATTGTGCCAAGGAAGTTGTGAAAAACAAAGACGGTCACAAATACTGGGAAGCCAGCAATTCGCAACTGGCCGGGTATGTCTATGATGAAGTGAAGCAGTCAGTGCCGGAGGCGAAATATTATAACTTTGAAGGTTTACAGATCATTACAACGAATGACAAGCAGGAGCAGTCATTGCTGAGCACGCTGGAAGTAATGGAGGACCTTTGTAATGAAAGGATAATCAAGATACATAGACTGAGAGATCAGATATACGGAGGGGCTACGGATGTATAAAAATATTGCGATATCACTCCTCGGAGCGTGGGTTTTGAGGGATGTTTTTGGGACAACAGAAGTAAGAGAGCAGATCGCCATAGTCATGGGTTTGGCGGCTATGCTTTTTATTTTTTTGCTTTTTTGCGAGGATCAGCTGGAAAAATTGCAGAAAAAGCAGAAAAGGATCCGGGAACTGGAACGGAAACTGGAAGAATTGAAGGGAGGGAAAACGGATGAAAACAGAACAGTACTACATGGACAAGCTGTTGAAGATGGGGGACGAATTTACGAAAGCGGTGATCCGGAAGGACTGGTTTCAGGCGAAGTATCTGTATGACAAGGCAAGCACCGTTGCAGTGTTTCTGGAAGCACCGCAGGAAGTCAGAGAAAAGCTGTTTGGGCGATACAACGAGGAACGAGACGAGAAGGAGCAGGGTGCCTTTGATGACCGCTCCATAGCAAAGGTTATGAGGGAATGCCTGATCAAGAACAACCTGGGTTTTGAGTGCATGGTCTACCGGATCCCGGGCGAGGCAGGCTACTTCGGAGCCAGACCTGCGGAAGATGGTTATTACATGCCAGCCAATCAGAACCCGGCATATTTCGCACAATAAAAAAGCCGGCATTTGGCGATGCCGGCCAGCTCACAGAGCTACTTATATAGACAAGATAAGTATACCTCTGTAAGCCGGAAAAGTCAAGCAAAATGGGGCTTTTTGAAAGCCCCTGCGCACTTGATAAAGATATTAAAGTTAGGATACAGAGGCAATGGTAAAGCGAAAGAAAATGAGGTTAAGACATGGGGATGTCCTGGACGTGGGAGAGTACCATGATGGCAATTATGGATCCCCAGGGAAGAGCAGACAGAAGAAGGAGAAGCCGACCAAGGAACAGGTGCGGCTGATAAATCAGAGGAACAAGGTCAGAAGATGTAGATGGAGACTGATCCAGTACTTTGATCAGGGAGATCTGTTTATTACATGGACCTATGAGGTCGGGAACCGTCCACCAGATATGGCAGGAGCACTGAAGGACTTCCGGGCGGCAATCATCAAGATCCGGAAGATCTACCGGGCAAGGGGTATCCCACTCTACTGGATCAGGAACATAGAAAAGGGAACCAAGGGAGCCTGGCATATCCACCTTGTGATCAAGCAGACACCGGAGGGTAATGCGGCTGCTATCGTGACCAAGGCATGGACAAAGGGCGGCACCTACGTGGCAGAGATCCGCAACAGCAAGTTTACCGGAGATGACATGGAGCAGCTGGCAGGGTATCTGACCAAGGACGAGCACACTGCAGAGCAACGGGCGGACGGTACACCAGGTAAACCAAGGATTGCAGAGTCTGCCTACAATACCAGTCGCAATATGCCGCTTCCAGAGCCTAAGACGGACAAGCTGGTCCGCTGGAAGCCGGAAGTCAAACCACCCAAGGGATATTACATAGCCCGGATCCATGAGGGAATCAATCCGGTCACAGGATTTTTGTACCGGAGCTACACGCTGATCAGGTTAAAAACACAGGAGCGGAAGAAACCGCCGAACAGGGTAAGGAGGTGTTGATTTTGGAAAATGAATTGAAAGTAGTGGATATTTTTATAGGCACGACTCTCCGGGGATCCGCAAAGGGCTCCGGCCGGGCAATGTACATCATGAGGACCAAGCGCAAGAACGGCAGCGACTACGAAGCTGCCCCGCAGATCGCAGAGTATGACAATACCACGGAGAGCGAGTCCGTCCTACGTGCCATCCGGGATGCCCTGCAGCGTCTCCATTATGCCTGCACCGTAGTGATCCATACAGAGTGTAGCAACGTGGCAGCAGCTATCACACAGCATTGGCCGGAGAAATGGCAGCGGGACGGATGGAAGAGCGCCAAAGGGAACCCGGTGAAGAATGCCGTATTGTGGGAAATGCTCCTGCAGGAGGTTGAGGACGGAGGGCATATCCTGCTGGCGGAAAGCGAAAAACACGAATATGCTGAGTGGATGCGGTTTAATCTGCCGCTGAAACGGGCATTAAAAGACATTTTTACAGAAGTGCCAAAAAACTGACGGTATGAGCAGAGTACTCATGTTAGAGACCATTCCGGTGAATCCACCGAGATGGTGAGAATATAACAATATGACAGAAAAACAGTCGGTCACAAGGTGAAACCGACTGAACTACCGAGAAAAATTCGGAAGTTGCACCGGTGCAACCGGGGAAAGGAGATCAGATGGAGAAGAAATTTGGAATATTTAATACCGTAGAGGAGTTGAACAGGGCAGCAGCCGCCCAGAAGGCAGAGGGAGACCTGGAAGCGCTGATCGGACTGGCCACAGAGAACGGACTGGAGAAAGAGGATGCAGAGGACTATATGGACAGCGACGATCCGGAAGATTTTCTCTGCAATGCCACGATGGCGGCAATCGGCAAGCTGAACATGGAAGAGCAGGACCTGCACCTTGAAAGTCAGATGAAGGATTGGAAGGACTTTATCGTGCAGATGCTGACAGACTATCCGGTGGACCATGCTGATGAAGACAGAGATACACTGGCCAATGCAGTATTTAACCCGGAGAAGAAGTTACTGGACGTGCTGGCCGCCGGGCTGAAGCTGTCATCCGAGAATCGGATAAAGGTAGACAAGCGGATCATACAGGCAGCAAGGCTCCCGGAGAGTGCCGCCTTTATAGGTATGTGTGGCCGGGATGATTTAAAAAAGATCATACAGGACTACTATCTGGGAAAGCAGGTGTGAAATGCGTGCATATAAAGGATTTCATAAGGATCTGAACTGTACGATGGGAAAGGGCGTGTTTTATTACGAGCCGGGGAAATGGTACAGAGAGCAGGAGGCGAGATGTGCTGATACCGGTTTCCATGCGACAGACAATCCACTGGAAGTATTGAGATGGTACTCAAACGAAGGAGACAGATATTTTGCCGTGGAACTACGGGGAAATATAGACGAGGACGGATGCGGCAGCAGGATTGCGGCGCCGGAGATCATGCTGGTAAAAGAACTTACAATAGATGACCTGTATCGTTTGGGAGTGCTGTGGATGTCCAAGCATCCGAAAGCCGAACTGGCAGCAGCCGTAATGGTGGAGAGCGGGGAGGCGTACAGAAATGGAAATGTTATCGTCAGGGGGAAAAATCCGAGAGCCCGGGGGAAAGCAGGGGATAACCTTTACATCGTCAGGGACGATGTGGACGGGGGTATCGTGGAAATCGGTGCTTTTAAGGTAGACGGGATAAAGATCCTGCCGGATGTGTATTATGACGCAAAAGGGAGGCGGGTAAATGAGAAAAAGTGAACTGGAGAAGCTGAGGACACTGAATGCCACTCCGGCCATGATCCGGGCATTGCAGGAGCCGGGGACGAAGAGGTATTACAGTGGAAAGATTAACGAGGAAAAGTATCATCTTGCGGCCAGGTGCCAACAGCTAGGAGGATATCTGAAAATATCTATCTGCACCCGGGAAGATATCAGCAAAAAAGTGTATACACCGAAGTGGGATATCTTTATTAACTACGAAGGTGATGAGTATATCACAAGGGAGAGACAGAAGGACGGATCCTACAAATGGCGAAAGGCATATGGGTACAATCTGGAAGCTTACAACTGGTACAATAAAAACTGGGATGAATATGTATACATGAATCCGGGAAGCAGCAGTCAGATACAGAAGATCCTGGGAACGCGGAAAAAAGGATTTTGGGGGATGTGCGAATGGCAGGAAGGCTGTAAAAAACGCAATGAGGATAAAAAAATAAAGAAGCTGACGGATCAGTGGGATAAGGATATGGAGCCGATAAAAGACCCTCCGAAGGGATTCAAAGACTGGTGGCACCGCAACGGCTTTGATGGGAAAAATTATATCTTTTATAGATCGGCACGCTCAACAGAAGGATACTGCACGTCCTGTATTGGCAGGGTAAAACTGCCCGGAAAACCGAAGCATAACGCAGAAGGAAGATGCCCAGTATGCAGAAAAAAGGTCATGTACATATCCCGGGCAAAGAAAACGCAATGTCTTTGTACAGGGGAATATGAGGTGTCCTGCATCCAGAGATACAAAGAGGGGCTGGTACAGAGAGATTTTGCGGTGTACAGATATGACTACAAGGATGACTGGGCTGTCAACAGATCTGATTATGGTATCCGTGAGTATCGTAGGACCATTGTTACAGAAAAGGGGTGGGGGACATACATCTACACGGATTACCGCAGGAGGGGAATGCGCTGGGCACTGGACCGGGATGCATGGATTGGAAAATACCGCGAAACCATGTATCGGAAAAACTTTAGCCAGATATTTAAGAAATATCATACAGCATATCCGATTGCTGTGAAGCATGGTTATACGGAGGCAGGCCTAAGGTATTTCCTGAGACAGGAGCACCGTTATCCTGCCATTGAGATGGCTTACAAGGCGGGCCTGTACAGGCTGGCAAAGGATATGGCAAACGACAGTTGGTTACAGCTGGATGAAATACTGGACAATAAAGCGTCCAGCGGACTTGCAAAGATACTTAAAATAGATAACGCCCGGATGAAGCGCTTGAAAAACATGGATGGCAACATGGAAATGCTCATCTGGCTGCAGAAAGAAAAGGAGATGAATACGATACTGCGTGACTGCGATATAAAGACTCTTTCCGAAGCAGACATTAGCCCGAAAGAACTGGAAGGATCCACAATCAGAAAATATCTGACCATTGAAAAAATATGTAACTACCTGAACAAACAGGCAGGGCTGAGATCGTTAAGAGGCCGCGAATTAAAAACAGCAGTATGGAGAGACTGGAACGACTACGTGAACATGATGGCCAAACTAAAGATGGACTGCAGCAGGGAACTCCTGCTGAAACCGAAAGACCTTGCCATTGCACATAACGAGTTAGTGGCCAAGATATCCATGCTGGATTCCTCCGAGGAAATTGCAAAAAAGAAAATAGATTTCCCGCGGGCGCAGACCCTCATGGAATCCGGAGAACTGGAAAAATATGAGTATGATAACGGAACTTACTGCATCGTTGTCCCTAGAAGCATCGATGATATCTACCGGGAGGGAATCGTATTAAAACACTGCATCCACACCTGTGATATTTACTTACAGAGGATGGATATTAGGGAAACCTATCTGATCTTCCTTCGGCACAGCGCAGAACCGGATACTCCCTGGTACACGGTGGAGATTGAGCCGGGAGGAAACATCCGGCAGAAAAAGTCCGTACTGAATGAGGCATATAAGGATCTGGACGATGCAATGCCGTTTCTGCAGGAGTGGCAGCAGTGGGTGAAGAAAAATCTATCCGAAGAGGATAAGAAACTGGCAGAGAAGAGCGACAAGGCCCGCAGGGAAGGCTATAAAAAACTGCGGGAGCAGAAAAAGATAGTATGGCACGGGAGCCTGCAAGGAACACTGCTTGCGGATGCTCTGGAGAGTGACTTTATGGAGGTGATCTGATGGAATTAATGGAATACACAAAAACATATCAGGAATATAAACAGGAGCTGGATGCAGTTCTCACCCGGACAGCAGAGGATTTTGTACAGATCGGCTATCTGCTCAAGGTAGCCAGAGACACAAATATATTGGCAGAGAGCGGATATGCAACTGTGACAGACTTTGCCAAGGCAGAATATGGCATAGATAAGACACAGGTAAGCCGCTTTATCAGTATCAATGACAGATTTTCTGAGGATGGCTACTCTGATCATCTGCTCACGAGCTACAAGGGATTTGGATACGCAAAACTTACATTGATGTTGCAGATTCCCGACGAGATCAACGAGGTACTTCCGCCTACGTTGTCCAAGGCAGAGATTCAGGACATAAAGGACGAGGTGGATGCTGAGAGCAAGGTCACGGATATTGAGGTGGAGATAGAGAAGGCAGAGGCAGCAGCCGTAACGGACAAGCCCATGCTTCCACCGGAGGGATCACCCTTGGAAAGAAACCTCTGGCAGCTGGGTAAGGAGCAGGAAGATCTCTTCCGGAAGCTGTGGATGGTATGCTTTATGGAAACAGCAAGCGGAAACAGAAATAATGCAGAGATCATAGATGTACTGATTCCGCAGGGAGACGCAGTGTATACCGTCCGGATCCCGGGAGAGCGCCGCACGCAGATTATTGTTAATTCTGATGGAGCTACCATCGTGAATTTGAAGACGTTGGAGCGGAGTAAATACACAGAAGATCAGATATGCCTTGCAGTACGGTCACTCGTAGATGGAGGCAGCAGTCCTGAGGAGCAGTACAAGATGTTATATGGCGAGGACTTAACACCGGAAGAACCGGAAATTGCACCGGTGCAACCGGATGAGACTCCGAAAGAGAAGAAACCTGAAAAGCGTAAGGAATCCCGTGTGACCAAAGCAAACACAGAACCGAAGAAAAAGCCGAAGGAGCCGGACAAGAAGCCGGAGCAGATGACCATCCCGGGAGCCGCACCGGATCCGGCACCGGAAGAGCCGCAAACACAGGTAAATGACTCGTCCTCCCGAGAAACTGACGCGGATAATCAGAATACCGACACCATGGGTACGGAAGAGCAGGTACCGGGACAGACAGACCTTGAAAACGACTTTCCGCAATATTGCCCATCTAAAGGAGACCAGCGCACAGCTTATCTCCAGTCCATCCGTGGAGCAGTGGATAATCTGGTACGTTACGCAGAGATGGATCTGATCAGCGCGGCGCGAGTGCAGGTGAAAGATATCTCCGGATACCTGGATAGACTGGAAGAACTCAGAAAAGGAGGCAGACAGAATGCCGAAGATGTCGAAACAGGCGAGAGCGAGGGAGTTTAATGCCGCCTCTCGTCAGAGCATCAAGGAGCGGGATCTGTACCAGTGCATCTTTTGCCGTATGGGATATCACATGGAGGATGTCACCTGGTACGGTCAGCAGCTGCAGAGCATCATGCACTACATACCGCGCTCCCGGGGTGGTCTTGGGATCCCGCAGAATGGAGCACTGGGTTGCCAAAGTCACCATGAGATGCTGGACAATGGCAACAAGGGCAGACGGGAGGAGATGCTGCAGATGTTTAGGCAGTACCTGCAGGATCATTACCCGGACTGGAACGAGGATGCTCTGATTTATAACAAGTGGGGATAATGTATATACAAATTTGTATATACACGAAGGAGCACAGAGATGAAAAGCAGAACAATAAGCAAGATCATCCGGATGACTCCGGAGGAAAAGCGAAAATTAGAGTACTGCGCAGAAAAAATGGGAAAGACCGAGACGGAGATCCTGATTGCCGGAGTGAATAATTACTATGCTGCAGTACAGAAAGCACTGGCGGTCCAGAAAAATCAATAAGCCTTTTGGACAAAGTGAATCACAATAGACACTGTAAACGAAGCCACGGGGCGACCGCTGATACCAAGAGGCAGCAGTCGCCCAGGAAGGAGACAACCATGCAGGAGTATAAGGACTGGGACGGCAATCTTCTGCCGGATCCTACGCCGCGCATCCATAATGTACATATAGGAGACACCATAAAGATCAAAATAAATGACGAGGATCGTATCGGCCGCGCGAGCAAATACTGCGAATACGAAGTCATAGGAGTTTACCCAAGGAACGTGCTGACCAGGGATAAAAAGACAGGATTCCGCCGGAGCTTTTCTTACGGAGATCTCCTGACAATGGGATTGGAGAACCAGGATCCGGAAATAGAGACCATGCGTAGATCATATGCAAAGGATCAGCGGAAAGAGAGCATATCCATGACACGCAGCTCCTTCAATCCGGACTATGATCCGGAAAAATACCGAAAGAAGAGGAAAAAGAAGAATGAAGACAGTGGAGAAGAAAATACTGCCGAAGTACTTCCAGGCAGTCCGGGAGGAAAAGAAGAACTTTGAGCTGAGAAAAGATGAAGATGATGTACAGCCGGGGGATGTCCTGATCTTAATGGAGTGGGAAAACGGAGAATACACTGGCCGGACAGAAGTACGCCGGATCCGGTATGTGCTCCGGGATGTACCGGAATATGGACTGATGCCAGGTTACTGTATCATCGGATGGTAAAGGAGTAGTGAAGAATGAAAGTACGAGAACTGGCAGAATATTGTAAATCAATACTGATTAACTGCAATAACTGCAAACATAAAACAGAGTGCGAGAAATTAGAAGATAAGCTGGAAGATATGTCACCTTATGGAGTCGTAGACATAGTGGATAGGGATGAAGAGTTAACTTAGGAATGGAGGAGGCGTAATGTATCGAGATGATAGATGGGAAAAAGGAATGTATGCAGATGACTTGGTAAAGTTCCGCTGCAGCTCATGCGGTGATGAATTTATAGCGGGGAGAACAGCGGTAGAAAAAGCAAATACTAAAGGTCATAACATATGCTGTCCGTATTGTGGCAGCAGGTATCCGGAAGAGCGGGTAAGCACCGATGGAGAGGACATGGAATTTTTGTCAGACGCAATGGGATGCTTGGCAATATACGTAGGTGACGAAGATAAACTAACTTAGGAAATAACGAAGGAGGTAGCAGAATGATAAAAATGGTTGAATTTGATGAAGGAGTCTGGGTACCGGAAGAATGCTGCACCATGACCAATCCGGCTACAAGCGGAAGAGAAAGCGTCCCGGACGATGTAGAGATGCCGTGCGAGGGATCTGAGTCTTGTACAGGTGATTGTGATAATTGCATAATCCAAATAATTATGAATGAATATGCGTTGTACACAGGACAAGCGACGGATCAGGTTGTTGGACTTATGGATATTACTCCAATTAGCGACGCAATAGAAGAATTGAATAGCTGGCATTGCTGCCCTGTGGCAGATGAGACTTATGTAGCCGCACAAATGGGAATAAAGGCTCTTAGGAAGCAGATCCCTATGAAAGTCCGCGAGATCCATGTGGACGAATACATCTGCCCCAACTGCTTACAGGAAAACGGATGCAATGACGCAGAAGTGAACGATGCATACTGCCCGAAATGCGGACAGCGGTTAATAAGCTAAATTAGGACTGGAGGAGAGGTAATGTATCGAGATGACAGATGGGAAAAAGGAATGTATGCAGATGATTTGGTAAAGTTTCACTGTGGCTCCTGCGGTGATGAATTCATAGTGGGAAGAGCGGCGGTAGAAAAGGCAAATACTAAAGGTCAGAGAATATGTTGTCCGTATTGCGGTAGCAGGTATCCAGAAGAGCGGGTCAGCACCGATGAGGAGGACATGGAATTTTTGTCAGATGCAATGGGATGCTTGGCAATATACGTAGGTGACGAAGATAACTAACTTAGGATTTAGTGGAGGTAGGAAATGTTAAAACCAAATTGTGAAGCAAAAGAATTTGAAAAGTACGGATTTAAGCGTTGTAAAGGAATAGCAGGAAAAAGCGAATGTTACTACTTGTGCGTTGCTAATGGGTGCAAAATGCTTTTCGTAAGTAATTGTCTTTTTTGTGTTAATGATTGGAAAGACGATGATCCACGAATACATGAAAATCCAAATTGCAAATACAGAGATCATAGAGATTCGCTGGATATTATATATGATTTGATTAAGGCTAATATGCTGGTTAAGTTAACTGAAATATCGGAAAATTTGTGTAACAGAAAGGAGATATGTATGGCGAGACCGAAGAAAGAAGGTAAGAAGAACATCCGGAAGAACATCCGGGAGAATATCAGCATGGATCCGGAGCAGTATGAGAAACTGGTAGCTTACTGTCACCAGCAGGACAGACCTATCTCCTGGGCGATCCAGAAGGCATTGGACAATTATTTACCTGTGTAACGGTACGTATTATTACACAATGAAACTGAAATATTAGGATTTAGTGGAGGTACGAGTATGGATTTTTTAACAAATTTGGACAGTGAAACATTAAAGGCAGAATTATTAGCCTTTTTAGAACTTGGAGATGATGAATTCGACATATCTTCGATGGGAGAATTTGAAGAGCAGTTTGTAGAATTTATCAAAGATGATTTGTCTTATGCGAATTAATTAGGATTTAGTAGAGAAAGAGAGGTAATGAGCATGATACACGCTATATGTGATTTTTGTGGTAAGGATTGCGATAGAACAGCAACGCTACTGTCTATGACACCTTTTCAAAATTTTGCAAGGTATCATACAGATAATGAACCGTATGGAAATAGAGAAAAAACTAGAAGTTTTGTAATCTGCTATGAATGTTGTAAAAAACATAATCTTCCTAATCCGTATGAAACATATTCAGGAATTACTAAGCAAGAGGGACATTATGAGAAATGCCTTGATAATTATACAGATGTTGACCTTGTAGAAGATAAAAAATATGATAAGAGATTTGATTAAACTGAAATTTTAGGAACAGAGAGGAGAAACATGGGAAGAGAATTGAAGCGTGTACCACTGGATTTTGATTATCCATTACATAAAGTTTGGTACGGATATTTTGTAGATAACATTTCGTTTTGTATATCTTCGCAAAATGAGGAATATTGTGAAAATTGTAAGGAGTTTGCGAGGATCAAAGGGATTGATACAGAACAGTATGGATGCCCTAAATTTGATGAGTATTTCAAGCAAATTAAGGACAAATTAAAGGAACTCTGCGAACCACCGAAGGGAGAAGGCTATCAGTTGTGGGATACTACGAGTGAAGGGAGCCCCATAAGCCCTGTGTTTGAAACATTGGACAAATTGTGCAAATGGTGCGAAGTTAATGCAACTACCTTTGGTAAATTCAAGGCAACAAAGGAAGAGTGGAAAGAAATGCTGCAAGATGGCTTAGTATATCACAAAGAAGGAAATGCCATTATGTTTTAGTGGAGGAGAACGGGATGATGGATTTTTGCGAAAAAATAATAGCGGCATTCCCGGAATCCATCCGGACAGTGAAAGGAGTGATAGAAAAAGGAAAAATGTTAAAAGTGTAATAAGTATCACAATACACAATTTGAAATTCCAGCTGCAGAAGGACTGCAATCGTTACATAAAAACAGCGGTAGACCATCCGACCAAAGATAGCATCTACCGCTCACTGCTTAAGGACATCATATCATAATGTGATACCTTAGGCAACATGAAAGAGGTGCGCTTATGACGAAAAACGACCTGATCAACGAAGTTGCCTATGAATTGAACGATTTTTTAAGCAAGGAACAGATTGACCGCATGAAAATCACCTTGTATGTAAAATTACAGGACTTTGAGCTGGCAGAGATCAAACAGCTACCTATGACTATGGAGCATGACAATGAGTGGTTAATGCAAAGGTATTGTGTAGACGGCGTGGCAGCAGGACTCCATGCAGGGACAATACGAAGCTATATTGGGATAATAAAGAAATTCTTCGAATTTGTGAATAAGAATTATAAATATGTGACAGCGCAGGATATTACAGATTATCTTGCTATAAGGTCCTATCGTGATCACATCAGCCACAATTATAAATCCACAATATACCGGTACTTATGCACATTCTTTTCCTGGGCATTTAAAAAGAGGCATATCCAGGACAATATTGTTGACGGAGTAGATAAGGTTAAGCAGATCAAGAAAAAGAAGGTACGATTGACAGATGAGGAAGTTGAAACTATCCGCTACGCACTGCAGACACCGAAAGAAAAAGCTTTGTTTGAATTGATGATTTGTACCGGCATGCGAGTAGGTGAAATCTCTTACCTCAACGTGTCAGATATTGATCTGACAAATAAGCAGGTATCAATCTATGCCGAGAAGACAGACACCTACCGTACCGGAATGCTTACGCCGGTGGCGGTGATGGCACTACGAAATTACATCGGGGACAGGCCTGGGACAGATCCGCTGTTTTTGGCAGATCGGGCACCGCATAACAGAATGAAAGAGTATGGCATTGAAAAGCTCGCTAAGGAGATGGCTGTGCGTGGCGGAGTATCCCGAATAACAGCAACCGTGCATGTGTATCGCAAGACATTTGCAAGCGTGTTATATCGCAAGACTGGGGATGTATTGCTGGTAAGTAAATTACTGGGACATGCAAAGCCGGACATGACAGTCCAGTATTACCTGATAGATGACATCGAAGAGATGCAGCACAAATATAACAGAGTAGCATAGCAACCGCACCGGAAATTGCACCGGTGCAACAGAAAGGAGAAAGCATCGATGCAAAGAATTAACAGAGCAAGCTGGAGGATTATCGAAACTATATTATTACGGTATCCCCAACGCAAGAAAGAATATGAGGAGTACATATCGGACATTATGGCATCACCGGCGGGAGGCAGCAGTCGTCCGTCGGATCCTGCCAAGGAAAGAGACAAGGCACAGTCTGTCACAGAGGCAAAAGCCCTGAAGATGACATCCGTATACCATGAACGGATCAAGAAAGAGATTGAGGCAGTGGAATTTGTATATAATTCTCTTCGACCAGAAGAACAGAAGGTAATAAGAATCAGGTACTGGAGTAAAGGTCTCAGAGCACCGATTCCCTACCTAAAAATCGGTGGTGCCTCGTACAGTGAGAGACAAATGAAGAGGATAGTTTTTAAGACTATAGAACAGATTGGAAGGTATATTGGGGAGTTAAAGTAAAAGATGGCATGATTTCGCATGTCAAATGTGATAATATAGTATCGTGATAAATTAGTGACAGGGCAATGCAGATAGCTGCGTTGCCTTTTTTCGTGGAGTTGCACCGGTGCAACTTTAGAGAGATGGTGAGCAGATGGCAAAAGGCAAATATAAATATTGGCTGACACCGGAAGGCTTACTAAAGCTGGAAGGATGGACAAGGGATGGACTAACAGAAGAGCAGATCGCTAGTAATATGGGAATCTCTAGGTCTACATTAAATGAATGGAAAAAATTGTATCCGGACATTTCGGACACCCTAAAAAGGGGAAAGGAAGTTGTGGACCTGCAAGTGGAAAATGCGCTCTTGAAAAGGGCACTGGGATATCGGTATACAGAAGACAAATATGTAAGCGTTCCGATGGAGCAGGAAGAATATAGTCAAAAGCTATTTGAATATATGAATCGCTACAAACTGGAGCATCCGGAGGCAACAGATGATGAGCTGATGCTTGTAAGAGAGAAGTTCCCTAAAACAAAAGAAATGCTTGTGGAACGAAAAGTAAAAGAAGTAGAGCCGGATACCACGGCCCAAATATTCTGGTTGAAGAACCGAAAACCGGATAAATGGAGAGATAAACAGGATGTCCAGATCTCCGGAGAACTCAAGTCCGAACAGAGTAAACTGGATGACCTGATCAGACAGATGCGTGGTGATGGGTAATGAGCGCAAGTAAGCTCCTGTTGTCAGAGAAATACAAAGCATTCCTGAAATGTGATGCTCCGGTGGAATTCCTGGAAGGAACCACGGCGGCAGGTAAAACAACGGTAGGAATCTTCAAGTTTATGCTTAAGGTGGCGGAAAGCCCCAAGAAGCTGCATATCATTGCAGCGGATGACACCGGAACTGCTGAGAAGAACATCATCAACAAGGACCTTGGTATATTGGATGATTTCGGGATCCTGGTGGAGTATAACGGCAGCGGAACCAAAGACGATAAGATTCCGCATCTGATTCTGCATACTGGCAAGGGGGATAAAGTAATTTATGTGCTGGGCTACGGTAACAAGAAAAAGTGGAAGAAGGCCCTGGGTGGACAATATGGCTGTCTGTACATAGATGAAGTAAATACCGCAGACATAGATTTTGTCAGAGAAGCATCCATGAGATGTGATTATCTGATGGCAACACTGAACCCGGATGATCCGGGACTGCCGGTGTATAAAGAATATATCAACTGTGCGCGTCCTCTTCCGGAATGGAAGGATGAGACACCGCAGGAAATCATAGAGGAACTGAAAGAAGAGCCAAAGGACGGATGGATCCATTGGTTCTTTTCTTTTAAAGACAATGCAGGCCTTCCACCGGATAAGCTGCAGATGATCCTGCAAAACACACCTAAGGGTACCAAAATTTGGAAAAACAAGATTCAAGGTCTCCGCGGAAAAGCGACAGGGTTGGTATTCTCCAACTTTGTCAGAAAGAAACATGTTGTTACTGCTGCGTGGGTGAAGAAACAGATTGCGGATGGGAATATCCGTTTCAGGAAGTTTACAGCAGGACTGGATACATCATATTCCTCAAAATCTCCGGATACTATTGCAATGATCTTCCAGGGCATTACGGATGACCGCAAGCTGATCACACTAGCTGAGAAGGTATATAGCAATGCGGATCTCAGTGTGCCGCTGGCTCCTTCTGACACAGCGGTAAAGTTTATAGCTTTTCTGGATAGATGCAGATCGGAATGGGGATTTGCAAAAGAGTCTTTTATTGACTGCGCAGATGCGGCGACAATAACAGAACTTCGGAAGTATAAGCGCCTGCATGGGTGCCTTTATAATTTCATTGAGTCCTACAAGAAGGTAACAATACTGGACCGTATCAATTTACAACTGGGATGGATCCAGCAGGACTGCTATCTGGTAGTTGAGGATTGTACAAACCATATCTCGGAATTGGAACGCTATTCATGGGACGAGGAAGAGGATGTCCCGGTACCGGAGGATAAGAACGACCATACGATCAATGCAAACCAGTACGGATGGATTCCATACCGGAATATGATTGGATTCGAGGAGGATAAACAGAGGTGAACCTGATGGAAAAGATAAATGAGAATATCAAAAGAGGTATACGGAGCTGGCTGAATGTTTCTCCGGCGAATCCCTATGTGTTCAATATCAATGAGATGATGGACTTCGAGGGGAATGCGATCCGAAACCGCATCTGGTATCGTGGTGACAGCAACGAACTTGAGCAGTTCTATGAGCAGAATGCGGAATATGCAGATAAATATAAATTCTGGTCCAGCAAGAGTACACCGGGGATGGAAATGCGCAAGATCCACACAGGTGTTCCGGCGCTTACGGTGAGAACTCTGGCAGCAGTAGTCCTTCCGGATATGGGGGAATTTGAATTTTCCTCAGAGAATGAAAAGCAGAAACAGATATGGAAAGACATTGCAAAGCCTGAGAATAATAACTTTGCCGATAAGATAGAGGATGCAATCAAAGAGACGCTGTATATCGGAGACGGGGCTTTTAAAGTGTCCATTGATACAGAGCTCAGTAAGTATCCTATTTTAGAATGGTATGCCGGGGATCGTGTCGAAATCATCCGGAAAAAGGACAAGGTCAGGGAAGTAATATTTAAGACACCATACAGCGGAGGAGGCAAGACATATGTGCTCAATGAGATATATGGATATGGGTATGTAAAGAACGAACTGTATCTGGATAACAGACAGGTTCCGCTGACTACATTACAGATAACCGATTCACTGGAAGACGTGACCTTCGATAAAAGCGTTATGCTGGCGGTGCCTATGATGTTCTATAAGTCGGCAAAATATGAAGGACGTGGCGGAAGCATCTTTGACGGAAAGGTGGACAGCTATGATGCGCTGGATGAAGTATGGAGCCAGTGGATGGATGCACTGAGAGCAGGAAGAGCAAAAACATATATTCCGGACTGTCTGGTTCCGAGGGATCCGAAAACAGGAGCTGCGATAACACCGAATCCGTTCGATAACAGATATTTTGCAGCAGAAGGAGACCAGCGCGAAGGGCAGAAAAACGTAATCAGTACAGACCAGCCGAGCATTCCTCATGACAGCTATCAGGCTTCCTACTGTACAGCACTGGACCTTTGCCTGCAGGGGATCATCAGTCCTTCTACACTGGGGATTGATGTAAAAAAACTGGATAATGCAGAAGCGCAGCGTGAAAAGGAAAAAACAACGCTGTACACAAGAAATATTATCGTGGAAACTCTTCAGACAGTATTGCCACAGGTAGTATCCATGTGTATCAACGCATATCACCTGATGAAGAATGAGGCAGTGGAAAGTGTAGAGGTAAATCTCCCATTTGGAGAATATGCCAATCCTTCATTTGAATCTCAGGTGGAAACAGTTGGTAAGGCAAAGCAGAGCGGAATCATGAGCATTGAGCGCTGTGTGGAGGAATTGTATGGTGACAGTCTGGATGATGATTGCAAAAAGGAAGAGATCGCAAGGCTCAAGGCAGAGCAGGGTATTCAGAGTATTCCGGAGCCGGAAATCAGGACGGATGCAGGAGAATTCAGGATAAACGGATTTACAGGAGGCAGTGATGGAAGTAAAAGTAGCGAAAAAAACATACCGGATGAACCGGGAGGAATACCAGGGGCTCCTGAAGGTGGCCAGTGAGCAGGTCCCGAAAGGAATCTATGCAGTGGAAAAAGGTAATTATGCGGAACTCCGATGTGATCATTGTACCAGCGTCACGCAGATCAAGACATTGACCAGACAGTTTAAAAGCCAGGGATTCAAGGTATATGCAAACGGCAGGTGATTAGATGCCTAAGATAAATTCAGAATATGATATCGGAGCAGCATTCCAAGCTATTGAGAATGAACTCATTGCTTCCATGATCCGGAATATGCGAAGACATAAGATTGAGGAAATCGATGAGGACAAGCAGTGGTCCATGTGGCAGGCAGAACAACTCCGGGCACTGGAAAAGTACAGAAAAGAGAATCAGGAGCGGTTCGGTGCGAAATTCAAGGATATCAATAACCGAATCGAAGCACTGATCAGTACTGCCAGGGATGAAGGAGATATGGAGCAGGAGATAGCCATACTGGAGGCTATAAAGAAAGGTTTCCAGGCAAGAAGAGTAAGTCCGGGAGCATCGGCGGCATTCTTCCGGTTGAACCAGAGGAAGCTGGAGGCGCTGATCCGGGCGACCACATCAGACATGGAAAAGGCTGAGACAGCCGTCCTGCGCATGGCAAATGACCAATATCGCAAGATTATTTTTAATGCTCAGGTATATGCCAACAGTGGAGCAGGGACTTATGAGAAGGCGGTAGACATGGCTACAAAGGATTTCATTGCCGCTGGTCTTAACTGTGTGGAATATGCCAATGGATCCAGGCACACATTGGCAGACTATGCGGACATGGCAATACGGACAGCCAGTAAGCGTGCATACCTGCAGGGGGAAGGGCAGAAAAGGCAGGAATGGGGGATATCCACGGTGATCATGAATAAACGTGGAAATCCCTGCCCAAAGTGTTTACCGTTTGTTGGTAAGATACTGATCGATGATGTATGGAGCGGTGGAAGTGCTAAGGACGGACCATATCCACTGATGAGCGCGGCAATCGCGGCAGGACTATACCACCCTAGATGCAGAGACAGCCACACTACCTATTTTCCAGAACTGGAGGATTTGGATAATGAATACAGTAAAAAAGACATAGAAGATATCGAAGAACAGAACAGGAAAGAAGCAAGACAGCAATATGCGGAGAGACAGGAGAAGAAATTCCATAGATTAGCATCATTTTCACTGGATCCTGAGAATAAAAGCAAGTATTGCGAGAAGGAAAAAGAATGGAGTCAGGAAACAGAAGTTCGGTATAAAGTTCCTGATGAGGTGAAAGTACCGAGATCGGATACTCCGCAGATCATGATAGATTTAATGGATCAGTACACAACAGATGAGTGCATTCAGATAGATGGAAAGTCAGAATATGCCTTTTCGTATGATCTTGATAATGATTTGATATTTGTCAATCCGAAACATCCACAATATGAGGAGGAGAACTATAGGGCTGTATTAGCACATGAATTAGCCCATAGAATTGACCACAATGAATACGGTAGTCCTATGCATACTGAATTCTCAGAAGCAATTAAGAGTACAGAAAAAAGGATTTTGGAATCAAAGGAAAGATATCAAAGTAGACTTGATAAAAATGGGGATTTAGAGTACGATTATTTCGTTAGTGATATTATGTCATGCATAACAGACAACAAGGTGATTGGGTTATACGGACATGAATCACAATATATAGGTAAACCGGGGTACACAGAGCTGGAAATATTTGCAGACGTGTTTGCAGCATTGTATCAAGGGGATGATGAAACTGTAAGTTTTATAAAAAAAGAACTACCAGAGATATATGAAACATTTTTTAAAATATTACGGGGATAATTATGCTGAAGAAAGAATTCGTAGAAAAGATGAAGAATGATAAGGAATTGCATGAATTACGGGAAAAGGTACTATTATTTGGGACCAGAGCGGATGCAGCCTATATCCTTGGAAAAGATAGAAGCTACGAAGACTATAAAGACCGTTTGCGAAAAATGATAAGAGAACACGAAGCCACCAGTCAGTAGATTGGTGGTATTTTTATGCCAAAAAGAAAGGATGAAAAAACATGAAGAAATTATTTATCAGCCAGCCTATGAAGGGAAAAACGGATGAGGCAATCAAGGAAGAGAGGCAGCAGGCTATCAGGGAAGCGGAACAGGCAGTCGGAGAACCGGTGGAGGTGATAGACTCTTTCTTTGAGGGGGCACCGGCAGATGCAAAGCCGTTGTGGTTTTTGGGAAAATCGCTGGAACTGCTCGCACAGGCAGACATTGCATATTTCGCCGAGGGATGGCAGGATGCGAGGGGATGTCGGATTGAACATACTTGTGCACAGGAATATGACATCTGTGTGGTAGAAAAGTAAAATTGCACCGGTGCAACAAATCATCTGTAATCAACACGCTTCACTGCGTGTTTTTTTATGCCCAAACACGAGCAAGGCAATAAACTGCAGCGTGGCCGGAGACACCGAAGACAATGGATCGCAGTAAGGGTGACACCCTCAAAATGGAAAGGAGTACGTTATGTTTTACAAGACAGTAAGAAGATTCTTAAACCCTGATGGGAGCCAGGGCGGAGCACCGTCAGGAGAACAGACTGATCAGCAGTCACAGCAGAATGTAGCACCGCAGATTGACTATGGAAAAATCCAGCAGATGTTGGATGGAACGCTTGCGGCAAAAGAGGATACGGCATTGAAAGCCTATTTCAAGCAGCAGGGGCTTTCCCAACAGGAGGTGGAACAGGCTATAGCAACCTTCAAGGAACAGAAGGCGGCAAATCAGCCGAATGTGGAAGCATTGCAACAACAGGCTGCAACCGCAGCAGCTGAGGCAAGACAGGCACAGATCCAACAGGCAGCGACGATGGCAGCAGTCGGACTGGGAATCAGTGTAACATCCATTCCCTATGTACTGAAGATGGCAGATTTCAGCCAGACAGTAGGACAGGATGGAAAGATCAGTAACGAGAAACTTACGGAAGCGCTGAATAAGGTGCTGGAGGATATTCCTGCATTAAAGCCGCAGGAGACAGATACTACCGGTTTCCTTCATGTGGGAACAGGAGGAGATCCTTCGCAGCATACGCAGCAGGCGACTGTACAACAGACACAGACACCGACCAAAAGATGGAATCGGTGGAACTAAGGAAAGGAAGGTATAAGATATGCCTAATTTAAACTATGCACAGCAGTGGAGTCCTGAACTCCTGCAGATCCTGATGCAGGGAGCGTTAACATCTCCCTTTATTACATCTAATGTAAGATGGCTGGATGCGAAGACATTCCACTTTACACAGATGAGCACCACAGGTTATAAGAATCACAAGAGAACCGGTGGTTGGAACACGGGATCCTTCGATCAGACAGATGTTCCTTTTACGGTAAGCCATGACAGAGACGTTCAGTTCCTGGTAGACAAGGCAGATGTGGATGAGACCAACGCAACAGCATCCATGCAGAATATTTCCAAAACCTTTGAACAGACTCAGGTAGTGCCTGAGACAGATGCACTGTTCTTCTCCCGTGTGGCACAGGTGGCACAGAAGACAGAGGGATACCACAGCGAGACTGCTATTTCAGCTTATACCAAGGCAAAGGTATTCGGAATGCTGAAGGATATACTTGCAAAAGGTAAGTTGAGACGGTACAAGGCAAATGGCAGCCTGCTTATGTATGTGGCCAGTCCCATTATGGATGCACTGGAGCAGTCCACTGAGTTTACCCGTAAGATTGAACTTACACAGATTGCTGAGGGCGGTATTGGTATCGAGACCAGAGTGACAGACATCGATGGCGTACCCATCATGGAAGTTATCGATGATGAGCGTTTCTATGATGCATTTGACTGGGAGCCTGCTGAGGGTGGATTTGCTCCTCTGAAAAAAGTTGCAGCAGACAGCACGCATAATATCGAAGCAGTAACTGGAGCTCATAAGATCAATGTACTGGTGGCATGCGGACAGACCTGTAAGACGGTTCCCAAGATCGCTTCTATCTATTATTTCAATCCCGGAACACATACCGAAGGAGACGGATACCTGTACCAGAACAGATCTCTGTCTGATACCTTTGTATTCCCGAATGGACGTGACAACAAAGTGGATAGCGTTTATGTAGATGTGGATACCGCGGAGTATACCGGGGAGTAAGGAGGGCATATGTCCTACAAACCTTATGTAAGAAAAGAAGAATATAAAGATAGCTATAATGGTAGCGTGATTCCTGACGGAGAGCTTGAAAGAGCACTTCGTCAGGCCTCCCGGCATATTGACAGCCTGACATTTAACCGGATTGTGGCAGCAGGATTCGACCATATGACAGCTTTTCAAAAGGAGACCATCAAAGAGGTTGTCTGCATGCAGGCAGATTTCGAATATGAGAATGCAGATGAAATCAATACGATTTTATCCGGCTATAGCATAAATGGAGTATCCGCACAGTTTGGAAGTTCCTGGAATATTTTCATGGAAAAAGGTATTGCCATGAAGCGGGATGTCTATTCGTTGCTGATGCAGACGGGTCTGTGTTGCAGAATTGCGAGGTGATTCCATGAAATATCCGTGTCTGGTGCCCAAAAGATTATGCAAGACAGATATCTCTGTTGCGATAGATCAGGAAGGACTGAACAAATACGGGGAGCCATTGAAGCCGGTGGAATATTCCGGAAAATGTAACTATCAGGACAAAGCCAAGACTGTGCTGACAGCCGAGAAGAAACTGATAGAGATTACAGGAGCAGCATTGTTTCCAGGAGATATTTGCCCGGAGCTTCCGGTTATATCCGGAGGAAGTGCTGTGATATTTGGGGGTAAGCGCAGGATTCTGGAAGGGCGTAAGTCGAGAAACCCGGACGGAACAGTCAACTATACGGAGGTGCTGTTGGTATGATCAGTGTAAACTCCACAGTAAAGATGAATTTTCCGAAGATCCAACAATTGACGAGAGCACAGGTGATGGCTTTAGAGCAGACCGCTGAGGCATTACATACCAATGTGGTGCAGGCACAGGTGTTCCCAAGGGATACCGGCAATCTGCAAAACGAGAGCACTTTTGTCGATTATTCGGAGAGCAGCCAGGGAAAAGTCAGTATCATATCCAGCACACCCTATGCAAGACGGCTTTATTTTCACCCGGAATATCATTTCCAGAAGACGGAGAATCCGAATGCAAGAGGCGAATGGTATGAGGACTGGATCTCTGGGAAGAAATCAGAGTACTGCCAAAAGGCATACAAACAAATATACAGGAGGATTGCCGGATTATGATGTTATCGGATGTGCGGGATTATGTGGAATCCATTGAACTGGCAGACCATGTATATATGGGAAGCCTGCCGGACAAGCAGGAGAAGTCCATCGGTGTTTATAACAGCAAACATCAGCAGGAGTATAAGACAGCATTAGGAGGACCACAACTTGTATCTTACGGGACAAAATATGTCACCCTGTTGATTCACTGGAATAATTCGCCGAGAGAGTCAGAGAAGACAGCCATGACAGCATTTGATGCGGTGAAGGCTGCAAGAAATGTAACGGTCAACAATCAGTTGATAAAATTTATACAGCCTCTTTATGAACCGCAGGATGTCGGAAAAGATGATGCCGGTATCTGCGAATGGGTCATAGAGATGGCTGTTATTTATGAGAAAGGAAAAGGTGAAAAAGAATGAGCACACCTATTACAGGAGTATATCCATGCTATGAAAACCAGTTCCAGATCAATGCGGCAGCAAGCGGTGTCGAAAAGAAAATGGTTGATATTGCGGACTGCGAGACATTCAGTGTATCTTTCGATAATGGAGTAGAGGAATGGCATCCGTTTACAGAAAAAGGATGGGTGAGACGCCTGCTTACCAGTAAGGGAGTTACCATATCCGTAACTGCGAAACGTAACGTAGGAGATGCCGGTAATGATGCTGTAGCAGCACTTGCGTGGGTAAACGGTCGCTCTGCAGAGAAAGATGTCCAGTGGACATTCCCCGACGGAACCGTGGTGCTGTTTGCCGGAGCAGTGGTGAACGTAAAGAACATTGGAGCAGGAGACTCTACAGCTGTGGCACCGTTGGAATTCGATATTATGAGCAATGGAAAACCTGAGATTACTCCCGCAGCATAAAAACAGGAGGCTATTATGGCAAAGAAAATCGTAGATATTACAGAAAAGCTGAGTTTTGACGAGAACCCGGTATTGAAGGTTAAGGATGTTACCGTAGAAGTAAATTCCGATGCAGCCACTGTGCTGAAGATCATGGGTATTTTTTCGAAGGGTGCATCAGCTAAAGAAGTGTTGGCGGTATATGAACTGATTTTTAATGAGAAGGATCGGAAAAAGATCGATAAACTGAATCTCCAGTTCAAGGATTTCCAGACAATCATCATGGCAGCAGTAGACATGATCACGGGAGACGAAGAGCCGGGAGAGCAGTGACCCGTACTATGATCTGATCGGAGATTACAGTCTGATCGTATCATCCTTCCAGGCGCAGTACGGGATCCGGCTGTCAAAAGAAATTGATACCATGAAGTGGGATGAGTTTAGGGATCTTCTTATTGGAATTGGACCGGAGACACCGCTGGGACGGATTGTAGCAATCAGGGCCGAGGAGGATAAGGATATTTTAGACCATTTTACTCCGGAACAACACAGAATCAGGAATGAATGGCGTGCAAACAGAGCAAAAAAGGTAGCGCCTGATAATATGGCAGCAGTCCTTGATCAACTGAAGAATGCGTTCATTTCTCTGGCAGGGGGCGATATACATTGAAAAAGTAGATAAGAAAAAAGTAGTGTGTCCTTACTGTGGGCATCCGGTGAATGCAATGCAGACGGAAGATGCACATTGCAGAGGAATTTATTTCCGCTGTAAAAATAAGGACTGTAAAAAGATTTTTGAGTTGAAGTTATAAGACGCTGTGCCGATGTGCCTGTCTTAGAAGGCAGGCTGGTTATGAGTGAAGCTACAAGCGTTGGACAGATCGGATTAGATCTGGTCGTAAATAAAAAGGACTTTAATAAGCAGATGAGCGGCATCCAGAGCCTGGCTACGAAAGTAGGTAAGAAACTGGCTGCCGCTTTTGCTGTAAAAAAGCTCGTAGATTTCAGTGAGAAGTGTATCGAACTGGGATCAGATCTGAGTGAAGTGCAAAATGTTGTGGACGTAACATTCCCGGCAATGTCAAAGCAGGTAGATAAATTTGCGCAGAATGCCGCAACTGCATTTGGACTGTCCGAGACGATGGCCAAGAGGTACACAGGAACCTTCGGTGCAATGGCCAAGGCTTTCGGATTCAGCGAGAAGCAGGCATACGATATGTCTACCACTCTGACAGGACTGGCGGGAGATGTGGCATCCTTTTATAACATATCTCAGGACGAAGCATATACAAAGCTGAAATCGGTATTCACTGGAGAAACAGAGAGTCTGAAAGATCTTGGTGTCGTCATGACACAGACGGCACTGGATGCCTATGCTATGGCCAACGGCTACGGGAAGACCACTGCGGCTATGTCGGAGGCAGAA